TAAATGAAAATAGTGTAAGACAATTAAGGATTAAAGAGTTAAATGAAAAAAGAGAGTTAGGTTTGTTAAAACGAGGACGACCTAAAATGATAAAAAATGATAATAATGAAATAGCTGCTTAGGAATAAGCAGCTTTATTTTTGTTTCGTATATTGATTGTATAATTAAAAAAGATAAAATGAGTAAAAGAGAAGAAAGAGAATTAAGATTATTGAGTTTTTTGTTTTTGCAAGAATCACAGGTGCAAATTATTTTTATGCCTGAAGTATTAGTATTTAGGGATAGTATAATTAGACCTAACTAGGGAATAACATAATTAAAGTATAGTTCGTATATTGAGTGTATAAATAAAAAGAAAATGATAGTATTAGTTTTAAGTTGTTTAGTTATTAGTTTAAAGTATATAATTTTAGTAAATATAGGATAAAATGGAAATAGTAAAAATAGTAGTTGGAATAATATGGTTAGCACTTATATGTGTTGGGATTAGGGTTATTATCGATTCAATTAAAGAATCTAGAAAGATATGATTAAGATAGCCCCATTTGAACTGATATGCCAGAACACCCGAAAGTTGATCCGGATTGGAGAAAAATATATGGCCGTAAAAACACCTCAAGGTATTAAGCCAATAAAGATACAATAATGACAGCTGGAGAGACAGCACTTATCTTTTAACTATACACCCTGTGAGCCCGGTTGATCCGGGCTTTTGGGGTCTGGGACATGGAGATCAGACACCCGGTTCGTATATTGGGTGTATAAATAAAATGAGACATATGAGAGTAAAAGTGATTGTAAGAGAAGTATTAGAGCGTGAGTTAGGATTGGTAACCAAGTTTAATGAGATCAAGACCTATACCCTAGAGATGGAGCCAAAAGATGTATTCTCCACGTTTGAAGAAGCAAGACAGGTATGGGATGAGTACGATGTGATGTTTGAGGGTCTCGGTGATGATAGTTTTAGATTGGTTAAGCCCAAGACATACAAAGAGGAGATGTATGATAGACAGCGGCTCCAAGACCTACATGATGAGATGGCTCACATGGATTTTGAATAAGTAACAATTTTATCTTTTAATTATACACCCTGGAGCCCGAGCAATCGGGCTTTTGGGGTTCATGAGCGTAGACACATTTATTAAGATTAATAGACCCCGAATCCAAAATATAGACGGTAACTTTGATGAAGCCATAATTACAGTCTTAACACCCGAGGGTAAGCTAGCGTTTTACTGGTTTGAAAATGGGTAAGTGGTAAGATCCCAAACCTCGAAACAGGTGAAATGGTGAGACAGTGGAGGTATGAGGTATGAGAACTGAGATATGAGACCTTAGACCCGAGACCTGAGATATGGGGTCTGAGAATTTGGGGGTATGAGGTATGAGGTATGAGGTATGAGACCCGAGACCATGGTAACCCTGGTGACCCTAGAGGTATGAGGTATGAGATATAAGGTATTAGACCCTTAGACCCTGGTAATCTGGGTAACATGGAGATCTGGGACATGAGGTATGAGGTATGAGACCCCGAGACCAGATACCCTGTGACCCTGGTGATATGGTAGAGGTATAAGAACAGAGACCTGAGGTATGAGATCCGAGACATGAGGTATGAGGTATGAGATATAAGACCCTTAGACCCTGGTGACCCTGGTGACCCTGGAGGTATGAGACCTGAGGTATGAGATCTAAGGTATAAGGTATGAGGTATGAGAATCTGGTAACCCTGGTAGCCTGGAGGTATGAGGTATAAGACCAGAGATATGAGGTATGAGATATGAGACCCGAGACCATAGAGACCCAGGATTGTGGAGGTATGAGACCAGAGACCCTGTGATCCAATAACCCTGTGACCCTGTGAATATGGTGATTCTGTGATATGGTGAAGGTATGAGGTATAAGGCCTAAGATATAAAGGTGGTAGATTTGGTGTGGTACGGCGGTATATATATGGTAGTGATATAGTAATAATATGGTTATACATCCCCACGCGCGCCGTTGTCAATATATGACGGGGTGGGGAGGAACGGTGCTTAGACCACTTCACAACTCGAACACGATCTTTACCCATCGACATTGTATATAACTATATATCTCCCCACATCACACCCACAATTTTCAAATAAGCCAAAGGAATAAAAACCCACAAAAATCAAAATTCTTCTTTTTAAAAGATCTTTGCCATTGATAAAAGATATACGTATATTCTAAATAAACATAAAATATGAAAAAATCAGCAGTAGAATGGTTTCAAGACCAAATAATTAAAATTGTTAATGGAACTTGTGAATTATCAGAAACCCAAATTTTTGAACAAGCCAAAGAAATGGAAGAAAAAATTAACGATACAAAATACCTTACAGGCACTATTATAGGTATATCTGCAGGTATAGCCATAGGATTTTTAATGTTTGCATAATGTTAAGTAAACTAATATATTTACCCTTAGGAATCTTATCTTTAACAATTACCGCTATAATTAGTTTTTTTGAAATATTTATCACAAAACGATAAATGGCATCTTACACTTATCTACAACTTCAAGGAACAGGCTCAATTGGAGAAAATCTTTCGGGTTTAAAAACTTTTGTTTTTACCAATCCAAGTGCATCTTCTTATTTTACTATGGAAACCATTCCAAACTATAATGGTTTTTTTGATTCAGGTTCAGCCACTAATTTTAGAGGAACATATTCAACCTCAGAATCTATGGGTCTAGTAACTTCATCATATATTGCAAGTATTGTAGTCCAACCAGGAAATTCATCTTTTACTTTTACCCCAACTTCCGCAGTTACGGGAACAACTTATTATTTAAAAGGAACAGGAATGTATTCTTTAACTATAAGTTAAAAAGTCCTTGGCTAACCAATTTTTTATTTGTATATTCAGGGTATAAATCAATTAAAATAAAGGTTATGTTAGAAAATTTGGAAAATATGAGCCAACAAGAAGCTCAAGAGAGATTAAAAAAATTAAATCGTGAGATTCGTAAGCACGAAATTGCTTTTTTATTGTTTGTTGTCCTAGGCATTGCAGATATTATTTTAACAATAATGGGTTTTATTCCATTTAATGGTGTATCTATAATGGTAATTTTAGGATGTATTTTTACATGTTATAAAATATATAAATATTCTGAACCATTTGAATTAGAAAAATTTTTTATCGAATTAATTTATGGAAAAAATGGAAAATAGTAAATACCAAAAATCAAGAAAATTAACCAAAACAGATGGTACTATAATGTATACATTTGATGGGAAATTACATAATTGGGAAGGACCTGCTTTAATTCCTGAAGGGAATGCAAGGAAACGTGAGTATTATTTAAATGGAATTAAATATACGGAGGCAAAATGGAAAGATTTATGTAAAGAAAGAGAAGGATTACCTTGGTATAAGGGTTCGGGTGCTAAAGCTAGATTTTAAATAAAAATAAAGGTTATAATGGAACGAATTACACATGAAGAAGCTAAAAAATTTATTCCTTGTTCTGAAGATTATTCAAATAATCCACCTACATATTTTACGGTTCAAGAACAACAAGATGGTTGGGATAAAATAACATATTACACGGGTAAAAAGCGAGGTCTATTTGTAGGCCGAGAAGGTGATGAATGGGTTTATATTTTGTCAAATCCCGCGATTCCTGATATGGTTAAGATAGGTTATACTAAAAAAGATCCTTTTGATAGGGCAACTCAAGTGTCTCGTGGAACAGGAGTTCCTGTGGGTTTTGAGGTTGAATGGGCATTTAAATGTTTTAAAGGTGAGCGTATAGAACAGGAAGTTCATAAGTATTTTAAAAAACAAAGAGTTAATCCTCAAAGAGAATTTTTTAGGGTATCATTAAAGGAAGCTAAACAAATTATAGAACAAATAGGAACAAAATATGTATGAACAAATTGTAGATATGGAACTACAAGATTTAGAAAATAAAATGATTTTACTTCAAAATCAATTAATTAATAATTGTGATGTGTTGGATGAAATGTGGAAATATCATCCCGGTAATCCTGATTTTATTAATCCAATTAAGGCTTATGATGAATTAAAAAAATCTATAGCTTATTTAGAGAGTAAAATTAATGATTTAGATTTAAAAATTAAAACATTAAAATCAACGAATTAACACGTATATTCTGTTGGAAAATTGTATATACATATAGAGATATGAGAATAGGAAACATATTTGCATTGTTTGGATTTTCTGAAGAAAATGAAGAAGATAAAATCACTAGAAAAAAAATAGAAGATTTTAAAGAAACTCCTTTTTTCAAAATTGGAATGTTTACTAAAATGATTCTAAATGGAACAAATTTTAAAAAACAAATAGTAGGATTTTTTAGTAAATCTGATAAAGATTTAGATGTATTGGGTATTGGTGAAGCTGGGGATTTTATGATGTTTAATAGGGCTTGGTATTGGATTAGTGAATGTAATACAAAGAGAAAAGATTGGAAAGAAGCATTACAAAATAGTGCTAATTCTGATTTTTTGGTCTGTTTAAAATTAAGTATAAAATATTTTGAAAATATTGAAGAATTTGAAAAGTGTGCCTTTTTAATAAAAATTCAAAAGTTTATAGAAAAAGAAATTCTTAAAGTTTCTTTAAAAGAAACTTGATTCCCTAAAAAAAAGTTATTACCTTTAATTATATTTTAATATTAAATTATTGAAATAATATAAAGTTATAAAAAATAATAAACAATATAATAAAATGAAATATAAAGAATTAGTATTAAGACGCTTGGAGTCTATGGAGGGAAAATTAAAACGAATGAGAAATGCTTTAAATGAAAGAAATGTAGAAGCAGCTCGTGAAATATTAAACGAAATTCTCGAATTAAGAGACGATACCCAATCCATTATAGAAAGAGAAAATCAATAAATAAATAAAAGTTATGAATCTAACAGCCGAACAAATCCAAAAAAATTGGAATGACCTAATACTTGTTATCTCCAATGAAATATCTTCTCCACGTAGGGAAAAACTTCTAGAATTTTATGAACAATATGCTGAGCGTTTAATGTTAATGCCAGCTGCACATAAAAAAGAATACCACAATGCTTTTCCAGGTGGGTATGTTGAACATGTTTTGCGCGTTATTAGATGTGCTAAAAAGCAATATAATTTATGGGAAGAAGAAGGATGTGACATGTCTACCTTTACTATGGAGGAACTTATATTTTCAGTATTGAATCATGATTTAGGTAAAATGGGTGATGAAGTAGAAGATTCATATATTCCCCAGACTGACCAATGGCGTAAAGATAAATTAGGTGAGGATTATATGTTTAATACTAAAGTCCCATTTGCTTCAATTCCAGATAGAGGTTTATTTTTACTCCAATCACATGGTATCCAGTATACATTTAATGAAATGATTGCTATTCAAACCCACGATGGTTTATATGATGAAGCAAATAAAAAATACCTTGCTACTTATATGCCAGAACAAAAACCCCGTACTTCATTACCTTATATATTACACCAGGCTGATTTAATGGCGGCACGCATTGAATTTGAACGTGAATGGTTACCTAAATTAAAAGAAGGTAAAAAATCCGTGGATATAAAAAAAGAAAATTTTACATTAGGGACAAAACCAAACACATCTAAAAAAATGTCGATTAAAGAAAAAGCTTTAGGTTCATTTAAAAGTGATAATTTAAAAAATTTATTAGATAGCATATGACAGGATTAATAATTGTTATTTGTATTTTATCAATGATAGTCGTAATTTTAGGATTTACGACTTTTAATTTGATGAAAAAACAAGAAAAATCAGAAGATATTTTAGTGGGTTATTTAGATTATCTAGATAAATTATCTCGCACAATTGAAATTTCGGAAAAAAAACTTAAAGAGATAGATCGTGCTGGTATATTTGAAAAAGATGATGATGTTGGTGCTATATTTAAGTCAATAACAGAAATTCAAAATATACTTAATGAATTTAATCTTAGAAAATTCAATTAAAAAAGTGCCAAAAAAAGCTAAAAGTAAAAATTATTTTACTCAAGAAACTGAAGATGCAATTGTATTATATAATAATACAACTAATCCATCTTTACGAAGCAAAATATATGAAGAAAAAATACATTATGCTTTTTTTAAATTAACTCAAAATATAATCCATACTTTTAAATTTTATAATACTGAGGTAGAAAATTTAGAACATCTACAACATGAAATTATAGTTTTTTTACTTTCTAAAATTCATTTATTTAATCCTAATAATGGAGCTAAAGCATATTCTTATTTTGGAACCATTGTAAAACGATGGTGTATATTATATAACGAAAAAAATTATAAAAATAAAATTAATAAAACCTCAGTAGATGAATTATCAAAAGATAACTCTCATTCATATACATTAGAATCTTTTGATCCAAATGAACGCCTTTCTAATTTTATGGATAAGTATATTGAACATATAAGTTTTAACATATATGATATTTTTCCAAAAGAATATGATGCTAAAATAGCAGATGCTATTATAGAATTATTTAGAAAAAGAGACCAAATAGATATATTCAATAAAAAAGCCCTTTATATCTATATTCATGAAATGATCCCAGATGCTAAAACTCCTAAAATTACTAAAATAGCAAACATATTACATAATATATTTAAGAAAAATTATTTATTCTACTTAGATCAGGGATATATAGAATTTCAAAATTTATAATTATTTATATTTATATTCAAAATAATACTATGAGTAATTTAGATTCAAATATTTTTGGTAAAAAAAAGTTTTCTGATCTTCTAAAAGAAATTTACGATAATCAAAAGAAAAAAGAAGCCCAAATCACAGCTTTAATAGGTGAATTAAAACCATTAATTAATGACATCGGTGATGCTACTTTAATAGTTCCTTTAATAAAGGAATATATGGAATTAGGTATTAAAAATGATGAACAATTAGTTAAAATGGCTACTATTGTTCAACGTGCTCTAGCTTCTGGAAAATCTGAAGATGAAAATTTTGGCATGACTGAAGAAGAAAAACAACAATTACTGAGCGAGGTTCAAAAGTTTAATTCTAAATAATAATGGGAAGTAGATATAAACCGGGTGCAGGTCAATCGACTTTTACTTCTAATACTGCGGAAACAAAAAATAGTTCTGAGTTAACTATTCACTTAAAAAATTTACAAGGAAAAATAGTTGCTGCTCGTGTAACAGATATAGTTTTAGATGAAAATCATAAAAATTTTTTAGATGTTGGCCAGTGGAGTGGTATAGGAGCGGTTTATTTTGAATTAGTAAATAAATCAGGAACTAATTTAAATGTAAATTATGCATTACCTTATGATTCACAATTAAAAACATATCCTTTAGTAAATGAAATAGTTTTACTTATAAGTTTACCTAATAAAAACATAGGTAAACAAACTAGTAGTGAATCATATTTTTATTTAAAACCTTTAGGGGTTTGGAATCATCCTCACCATGATGCTTATCCTAGTATTTTTGATAGGATTAGAAAAAAAAATAAAGGGAATAATCCCTTATTAGTTTCCCCACCTCCTGTAAATGATGGAATAGATAATACTATTGAATTAAATAGTCCTTCTAATTCATCTCAAAATACCTTTGTTGAAAAAGAAAATATAAAACCATTAATGCCTTTTATGGGTGATTCATTAATGGAAGGAAGATATGGGCAAAGTATTCGTTTTGGTAGTACTGCAAAATCACAAAGTGAAAAGAAAAACAATTGGTCTGAATCTGGAAATAATGGGGATCCAATTTTAATTATTAGAAATGGTCAACCTGAAAAACTAAAAGATGATAGAGGATGGATTCCTATAACTGAGGACTTAAATAAAGATTTATCTTCAATTTATTTAACTTCATATCAAAAAATTCCATTTAGTATAGTACATCAACATTTTAATTCATATACTGAAGAAAATAAACCTCTTATTCCACCCCTATTTCTTTCTCCCCAAATAATTCTAAATTCAGATAGAATAATATTAAATGCAAAATCTGATAGTATTTTAATAAGTGGAGAAAACTCAGTAGGATTATCTTCAAATAAAAGTATTAATTTAGAAGCAGAAGAATATATTTATATTAATGGGCCTGATATTAGATTAGGATCTAAAGATGCAAAAGAACCAATTTTACTAGGAGATCAAACAACTCAAGTACTAGAAATAATAATCAAAGAACTTATTAATATTTCTCTTAAATTACAATCCCCGTTATTATTTAAGGTAGATCCTAATATATTTGGGGTAGCTTCTTCTGCTTATATTAATTTAAATAAAACTTTAGCTCAATTAGATAGTATTAAATCTAATTTTGTAAAAACTATTTAATATGGCAGAAAAAATAGAATATCTTAATAATTTCCAAGTACTAGTTTCAGATTCTTATAATGTAGAGAAAGGAGATTATGATGGAGCCCATACTTTTCAAAGCCGTGGAGGTGTTGTGGTGGGGGGAATGGATACTAAAGTAAATAAAGTCCTAAAATATTTTTATAAAACCTACAAAAAAAACCCAGCAATACTATCTATAAACGTAAAAATTGATGATTCTTATTTAATAAATAAAAGTAGAATAGTAGTAGAATGGGAAGTTTTAATTGGAGAAAGTACAGATGGTAAAGCATATGTTGGATTAACCAGTAGAGGAGGAGCAGGATCATTATCATATGTTGGTGTTGATTCTACTCACAAAAATTCCCCAGATAAACAATATGATAGAAAAATCAAAAAACTCCCAGATGAACTAAATGATGATAGATTTGAAAGTAAAAGAGTTTTTGATTTTCAATGGTCATCATCAAAATCAAAAGGGATGAATATAAGACAAATATTTGGTCATTATACTAATCCAAACAATTATCCCCCATTTTCACAAACAACTCCTCAAGTAGCCACAGTTACACTAATAGATGCTAATACAAACCAACCAATTCAAGGAGCTCAAATTCAACCCCCAATTCCTCAAATATCTAATAAGGATTTAGCTGTCGCTTATCGTACTTGGGCAAACAGCACAGATGAACTATCTAAAAAATGGGGTAAAAAAAGCAAGTATGATTTAGACGCAACTTCTACTAATCCGAACAATAGTTATTTTATAAAATCTTATAATGGCGGAGGTAAAATAGAATATGAATCATATTTAAATTCACAAGAACCAAGAGAAATTCTTTCTTTGACACCTCTACCCATAACAAAAATCTCAGTTCCTCCCCTAGACCCTGAAATTCCTCCCCAACTAATAATTTCAGCTCCTGGATATGAAACTAAAGAAATAATTCCATATAAAGGAGATGGTACTATAAAAGAACAATTAGGAATTATTCCACTACTTGAAATTTCTAAAGATTTTGGATTCACCCAAATTTTATCCTCCCAACTAACTCCAGATCAAATATCATTTCTTAATAATTTTGATCAAACTCCTGAATTTCTTTTTAAAAAACAAATAACTAGTGCTCTTCAAAATTTAAATACTAAACTTATCCCACTAATTATTAATCAACTTGCTAAATTTGGAATACCATCTTTTATTATATCTAAAATTACATCTATGTTATCTAAAAATTCAGATAAATCACTTAAGCAAATGATAGATGAATATAAAGAAAAAAATAAAGGAAAAACAGATGAACAAAAAAAAATAAATAAAGAAAAAATAGATGAACAAAAAGAAAAATATAAAGAAAAAATAGATGAACAAAAAGAAAAATATAAAGAAAAACTAGATGAACAAAAAGAAAAAATAAAGGAACAAAAAGAAAAATATAAAGTAAAAATAAAAAGTTTCAAATCCTCATCACCAGAAGACCAAGTTGCACAAATTATAACCGTAATTGATTCCATAAAATCTAAAATAGATTTTTCTATTCCAAAAAAAGATTTAGATAGAACAATTGAGGTAAAAAATCAATTAGTTTTATCACTAAATACTATTGAAAAACAATTAACCAAATTTAATAAGTATATTAATTATTCTACACAATTTGTAACTGGATTAAAAAACGCATATACTATAATTGAAAACCAGACTGCAATCCCCTCATCAACAGGTGCTCCTAATGTACCCGGTATAAGTGTAAAATTTATATTGTGGTTTCAAGATAATAAAGAAAAAATTAAAAAAAAAATAGACGCTCTAGAACTTTTTAATAAAAGTATAGCATCTGATTTTAAATTAATTAATAAGGCCCTTTTTAATCTAATGCAATATATATATTTACTTGATATGTTTCTCCAAAGCTTCTTATCCAATTCTCCCCCCTCTAATCTTTCTAATAACTCAGAACAACTTTTAAATAATTTATTAGTATTAACCCAACAACAATCCCAACAGTTATCCCCAGTAATTACAAATGTAAATGGATTTGAAATGGGTATTGAAAATGAACCTACCACTAATTCTTTAAAACGCAGGAGAGCTACAGCTAGAAATAAACAAGGGGTAGTAATGTTAAAAGGAGAGTGGTCATTTTCATCAATTGATCAAATATTAATAGATGAACTAGTATTTTACATACAACAAAATGATTTAAAAGCAGAATAATTTTATATTTATAAACATATGAAAACAATAGAACTTAAAAAATTAATTAAAGAAGCAGTACGAGAAGTAATTCAAGAAGAACTAAAAGAAATTCTTTTAGAGGCAGTTCGTTCACCAAAAACAATTGTTAAAGAATCTATTCATCCTGTAGAAACCCCAAAACCCTCATTTATTCAACCAACAATGGATTTAAGACAAAAGTACAAAGATGTATTAGGAGAAACTGCTTTAAGTTTTACTTCAAAAGATATACAACAATCATTTAGGCCTCAAGTATCTGATCCTATAAATGGTAATTTAGGTAATGGTGAGGTAGGAATGGAACAAATTATGAGTTTATTAAATACTAAGTAATGCCTTTTAATCCCCAACAAATAGACCCAGTTGATTTAAATTCTAACATTGCTGTCGGAATAAATTTACCATTAAATGGCCCTGCGGTTTTTAAATCTAATTTTACTACTAAAGATGCAATTAAAAATAATTTAATAAATTATTTTCTTACTAATCCTGGAGAAAAATATTTAAATTCTAATTTTGGGGGAGGGTTGCGAGCTTTTATATTTGAACAAATATCTGAAGATAATTTATTTAAATTAGAAAATAGAATTGAAAATCAAATTAAAGATTTTTTTCCTTATATTAATATTTTATCATTAAATATACTACGTAATGATGATTTTAATACATTGAATATCCAATTAAAATACACAGTAAAAAATACTAATATAACAGATAATTTAGAAATAGAATTATAAAATGGCCCTTGTTAATAGAGATATAAAATATTTAAATCGCAGTTTTCCAGATCTAAGACAACGATTAATAGAATACTCAAAAGTCTATTTCCCTAACACATATACAGATTTTTCTCCTGCCTCCCCTGGTATGATGTTTATGGAACAAGTAGCATATGTTGGGGATATTTTAAGTTTTTATCTTGATAACCAATTTCAAGAAACATTTTTACAGTATTCTCAACAAACTAATAATATATATGATTTAGCATATATGTTTAATTATAAGCCTAAAAATTCTGTTGCTTCCCAAACCACCATAGATTTTTACCAACAAATCCCCTCTAAACTCTCAGGCTCAACTTATATTCCTGATTATGATTATACTATAGCTTTAAAAGAAAATATTATATTATCTTCTCAAAATGGAAACCAGTTTTTATGTGAGGAAAGTATTGATTTTTCTTTATCTAGTTCCCAAGACCCAACACTAGTTTCAGTTTATCAAGTGTCAGGTGCAAATCCACAATATTATCTTTTAAAAAAATCTAGAAAAGCAATTTCAGCTACCATAAATACAGAAACATTTATTTTTACAGACCCTACTCCATTTAGTACAATAAATATTAATGCTGATAATTTTTTAAAAATATTAGATATTACTGATTCTGATGGAAACAGATGGTATGAAGTAGATCATTTAGGACAAGAAATGGTTTTAGATAGTGTTAAAAACACAAATATAAATGATCCAAATAATGAGTTAGATACTCCATATTTATTGAAATTAAAAAAAGTTGCTAGAAGATTTTCTTCACGTATTACTTCATTAAATAATATTCAAATCCAATTTGGAGTAGGATCTCCATATGATATAAATGAGCAAATTATTCCAAATCCTAATAATGTAGGATTAGGATTACCTTTTAAAAAAGATAAATTAACAGCAGCATATTCACCTGTTAATTTTTTATACACAGGTACATACGGGATAGCACCTTCTAATACTACTTTAACAGTAAGATATTTAACTGGGGGAGGATTATCATCTAATATTCCTGCTAATACTTTAAGTATTAATACTCCATTAAACTCACCCCAAATTTATTTTCCATCTCGTAATTTAAATCCAACTTTATCTAATTACATATTTAATTCTTTAACTGCAACTAACTCTGAAGCATCTTCTGGGGGTAAAGGAGGGGACACAATAGAAGAAATTAGACAAAACACTTTAGCTTTAGTAGCCTCCCAAAAACGTTCAGTAACAGCTGATGATTATTTAATTAGAGCTTTAAGTATGCCTTCTGATTATGGAGCTATTTCTAAAGCTCACATTGAAAAACCTAAAATAACAGATAATCAAGTTTCAACTATTGAAACTTTAAATTTATACATTTTATCCCAAAACTCTACAGGTAAATTAGATTATGCTAATAATACATTAAAAAATAATTTAAGAACTTATTTATCTCAATATAGAATGATTGGTGATAATATTGAAATAAGAAATGCTTTCATAATTAATATAGGAGTAAATTTTGAAATCATAGTCCTCCCAGAATACAATAATAATGAGGTATTATTAGCTTGTATGAATGAATTAAAAATATATTTTAACATAAATAATTGGCAAATAAATCAACCTATATTTTTAAGAGATTTATATATATTATTAGATAAAATTAAAGGAGTCCAAACAGTAAAAAATATTTTTATTACAAATAAAGCAGGAACTAACTTAGGTTATTCCCAATATGCATATGATATACTCGCTGCTACTGAAAACCAAGTGATATACCCTTCATTAGATCCTAGTATTTTTGAAGTGAGATATCCTGATAGTGATATAAAAGGCAAAGTAGTTCCTTTATAATACCATATTTATAATAAAACATTATAAATGGCTGTTTATAAAATTTTTCCTACAAAGGATACTACTTTATATTCTAACTATCCTTTAATAAACACTGGTTTAGATGCTATATGTGAAACTTCAAATACTATAGGTATAGATGGCAGTCCTAAAGTAGCTAGATTTATAACTCAGTTTAATACTGAAGAAATACAAGATATTATAAATAGTAAAATATCTGGTGATCCCTATAAAATATATTTTAAAAATTTTATAGCAACTGCTCAAGGTATAAATGCTGATACTTCCATAGAAATATTAACCCTAGCTCAACAATGGAATAATGGGACCGGAAAATATTTAGATTCCCCCCAAACCAAAGATGGTGCTTCTTGGACCTTTCCTTCTATTTCAGGTTCATCTTCTTGGTCAATAAGTGGTTCTAATAATGGATATTTTTATACTAGTTCTTTTTCTTCTCCAAATGCTGGGGGTGGAAACTGGTATACAGGATCTAACTTTCGGGTTACTGAATCATTTGGTTTACGCGATATAAAAGATATTGAATTAGATGTAAGTTATATAGTAAATTCTTGGTATAGTTCTTCAATTCCAAATTATGGATTTATAGTTAAATTAACTGGGTCTCAAGAATTTAGTACAAATGAAAATATTCAACCTATATTCAAGTATTATAGTGTAGATACAAATACAATCTATCCTCCAACTTTAGAATTTAGATGGAGAGATTATTCAACCATATTAACAGGATCAGCTACTAGTAGTATCATAAATACATCTGATTTAAAAATGTCATTGTCCGAAAATCCAGAAGTTTTTTACCCGGAAAGCACAAATAGATTTTACATTAATATAAGTCCATTATATCCCCCTAGAATATACCAAACATCTTCATTATATACTAATTTAAAATATTTACCTACTTCTTCATATTATGCTATAAAAGACTTGGATACTAATGAGTTTGTTATTAATTTCGATAATCAATATACTCAAATTAGTTCTGATGTTAATGGAAATTATTTTGATGTATATATGAGTGGACTCGAACCTGAAAGATATTATTCTATTTTAATTAAAACTAATATTAATGGTTCTACTAAAATTTTTGATGATAATTATTACTTTAAAGTTATTAACTAATGAGTGAACTTATAGATTTTAGTAAACAATCCTTTAATAAATTTCAATATGAAAAAATAATTGATACATCTTTTAAACAATTAGGAGTCCAACCAATTCAACAACAACTTGAAGAACAACCAACATTAAACGATTTTTTTAATATGTACAATGAAATGTTTTATGAAATACCTGAATCAGGGGAAATTAATTCACATGAATACTTAATTAAACAAAGTAGTGAATATATAGGTTTTGAATCTAACCAAGAAGAATTAGAAGTACTTCAAAATGAAATAGCCCAATTAAGAATCGAATTACTTGATGCCCAAAAACAAATAGCAGAATTACAAACAAAAACCCCTGTAACTAGTTTTTAATGCCCCCCTAACCACACTTAATTAATATGCCCAATTTTAATATTCAGACCTATGGAACACAAGAATTAAACTTATTAACAGGGGGATCATTATTTTCTTCCCAGTTATTTACTAATCAAAGTTGCATAGAATTTTTTGTTTATTCTCCTAATGAAGATCTACTCTTTTCAGAACCTAATTTCTACCAGTATATTGCTAATAGTATTCCAATTGATAATGGGACCCCCTCATCATTGCCTGATTCAAATGATCAAAATTTAAATACTAGCTTTGGCATAAGTAGCTTATTCATAAATCCCAGTCAATCTTTATTAGATAATGGTTTTGATCAAGGTACATATATAGCTCATTATAATTTTTTAAATAAAAAAATAGGTTCTTCTTCAGAACATCTTTATATAACTGAAATATCAAATGATAGGAAAGAAGTTAAATTAGATACTACTTCATTAAGTGCACTTTCATTAACTTTCCAAACAACCCAATTTATTCAAGAGAGACAAGAAAGTAATTATTTTGTAGATTTTTATTTAAATTTTGGAGAAAATAATTTAATACTTGCTAATAATATAATTTTAAATTCTCAAGATTCTACTAATCCTACAATATTTATTAAACTTTACGAACCCCTCCCAGATGAATTTGATATAAATTCTATTTGTTGGGTTGTAACTACTTTAGCAGAATCTCAATCTTATACTATAGTTTTTGATGATCCTGTTTTTGAAGTAAATGATACTGTATTAATTCAAGGTCCTAACTTTAATATTAATATAAAAGATCAAATTAATAATTCAACATTAGAATATTCGTATATTGATTTAATATCTACATCATTAACTAGTTCATTACAACAATTAAATAGTTTATTTGAAGAAAAAGAAATAGACATAAATGTGGATTATACTAATTTTAATGAATATATTCATTTTAGTTCTGCTGAAACTAGACTAAGAAATTTTTATTATAAAATTCAATTAATTGAACAATATTCTTCTTCTATAGCTATTTTAAATCATGTTACTAATTCTAATATAAGTGGTAGTATTTTAGATTATCAATCTAAAATAGATAATATTATAACTAATTTTGATGGATATGATTATTTTTTATTTTATGAAAATAACCCATATACTTGGCCCAAAACCAATACAGAAAAACCATATGAATTAGCAAAATCAAATACCCCTCAAGTTTTATCATGGATAGGAAGCACCAATGAATCTAGCCCATACTATGGTGGCCTTTTACTTTCAGCTTCAATATATGATAACGAAAATAAAGATAACCTACTTTATTCTATACCTGAATATTTAAGAGACGATCCAAATAATGCTCAATATGAATTATTTGTGCAAATGGTAGCTCAATTTTATGATAATATTTGGATATATTATAAAGATGTTACTGAAAAATACAATGCAGATAACCGTTTAGAATATGGTATATCTAAAGATCTAGTTGCAGATGCTATTCGTGATTTTGGAGTTAAATTATACCAAAATAATTTTTCAAATGAAGATTTATATACAGCATTTTTAGGTTTAACCCCCCAAGGAGGATTATTTCCTTTTCCAAATATAACAGGATCTTTACCTACACCTTTTGGATTTGAATATATTGATCAATTTATATCTGCTTCTAACGATTATATGCCATTAGATGATGTAAATAAATCGTTATACAAACGTATTTATCATAATTTACCATACCTACTTAAAACAAAAGGTACATTACCTGGTTTACGCGCTTTAATTACCTCATATGGTATTCCTGATACTATATTAAGAATTAATGAATATGGAGGAAAAGATAAAGTAGATTCAAATGATTGGGATTATTGGCAAAATGAATTTAATTATGCTCTTGGTCATAACCCTTTAAGCTCTAGTTATGGTGAATCCGGAACTGGCGCATTTGCCGCTACCCAATGGGGATTAAATCATTCATGGAACTCTCAAGATAATTTTCCATCAACAGTAATGTTTAGATTTAAACCCTTTATTCCTGAAACCAAACTAGTTCTTACAGGATCAGCCAATTTATCAGTAGGTGCTATTTACCCCTCAGGAAATTTATTATTTGAAGTAAGAGAACAATTTAATTCTTCTTCAATAGTTACATTAGGTTCTTATGAATATAGTGATTCTGGTTCATATAGTGGTTCCTTATATGGCACTGCTTCAATGAACCCATATTCAACTCTAACATTTTACCCAGGATTTGATAATATGAATCCAACATCGTTTGGATCTTCTTCTAGTCTTTATTTACCTTTTTATGATGGTGGGTGGTGGTCATTAATGATTACTCGTAATGGAGATGAATTTAATATATATGCTGGGAATAAAATATATGAAGGAGGAGATAATGGAACTAAATTAGGATTTTTTGCTTCTTCCTCAATTACAACTAGCAATAACTTCTGGAACACAGGAGCATATGTCGGAAATGTAGGTGGTGCTATACTATATGCATATAATTTAGATCCAACAGGTAGTGGCCTTTTTGCTGGTTCTGTACAAGAATTAAGGTATTATAACACCCCAATATCTGAAAGTGTATTTAAAGATTTTATAATGAATCCTTCTTCTATTGAAGGTAATTCATTAAATAGTGCCCCAAATGAGCTTGCTTTTAGAGCACCTTTAGGAAATGAACTTTATGAAATAAATCTTCCAAATCAAGTCCCACCTTCCATACATCCAAAAGTAACAGGATCTTGGGCTATAACTCAATCATTTAGTGGATCTGATTCTACTTATCAATTTTATGGAACTCTTAACCCTAACACAGAATATTTCTTTTACGATCAACCAATAGCAGGTATTAGAAATGCTATTTCGGATAAAATTAGAATAGAAAATAATGTAATGCCCGAAGGAGATACTTTATCACCATTCATGTCATTATCTCAAAAATCTAATATATCTCAAAGTTATACTCAAAATGTTAATTATTTAGAGGTAGCCTTTTCCCCCACAAATGAGATAAATGAGGATATAATGGATCAAATTGGTTCATTTAATATAGGTGAATTTATTGGAGACCCAAGATTAAGATCCTCTTCTGCAGTTACATACCCTGCTTTAGATCAATTACGAAATGAATATTTTCAAAAGTATATCAAAAATTACGATTTAGTTGACTTTATACGTTTAATTAAATTCTTTGACAATTCATTATTTAAAATGATTAGAGATTTTGTTCCTGCACGTACAAGTCTTGCCTCTGGAATTGTAATTAAACAACATTTACTTGAAAGAAATAAATACCCACAACCACAAGTAGATACATATTCAACCATAGCATATAAATTTGATACATCTTTAGGAGCATTTTCTTTTGCTTTTTCAGATGAATTTGATTTACTGAATTATTCCCTTAATACCCCAATAACCTTTCAAGATATCTCAATAACAGGAACACTAGCTCCACAATGGAATGACTACCAACCAGGTACTGTAGAAAATTTTAGTGGAGGTACAGGCGGAACTTTTGAACAATTTAATGGAACCTTTACCTCTCCATCTGGAAGTAATGGTATTGGTCCTGAAAATCAATATTTTTTAACTCAAAGTTGGTATGAAACATCTCAAACCCTTTCTGGTTCAGTAAATGTATTACATGATGCTCAAGATGAGTTTTACGATGGTGAATTTAGTGGATCTGTAATATTAGTATCTGATGGTATATTAAATGAAGCATACCCAATAAATCTTCAACCACTTAAATATAGACAAGTACATTATTATCCTACTTCAAGTAATGAAGATAATATTTTTGAAAATCTATTTTTAAATAGCATAACTACTCCTCAATCTGGAAGTATATTATTTTACAATGAACCTTTTACTTTTGGAGGACCACCTTTATATAATTTATTTGTAACTAAATACTTAAAAATAGCTAGAATTGATTGTGATGGAAATAATAATACTATAGTTTTAGAAAATATAAATAAAGCTTCAATATATAACCCTTTAGATAATACATATGTCCCATATAATTTAATACTCATTAATGAACAACCAGATTATTATTTATATTCTACATTAAATTCATATATTCCTTCTTTCTTTCCTAACCAAGTATTAGATTATACTGTTTCTGCTTCAATAATTAATCCTATTACAACTACCCTCCCTTCAAACCCACCACTTATTTTAACCCCCACAGCCAGTATTAACATATTAAATTATTATGATTCCTCTTCTGGTTATACTACTTTTGCAAATACCCCAAATACTGCATTAATAATTACAGCTAGTGTAACTATAACCAATCCTGGTGTTACAACCCCATCTATTGCTTTAGTTTATTCCACCCCAGATTATTCAACTATTGTAGCTACTTTGCCGGGTTCTGGATATGCTTCATTACCTCCTGGGTCTTCTACTTACACAATATCAGGTTCATTTTACTCCTTAACAAACAATTCTTATGTATTAAGTTTAATTTCCATCCCACAAACTAGTGTAACGATACAAAACATTCAATTTTTACTTACCCAAAGTAGAGCAGTAAGTACTTCTAGCTGTGAAAATGTAATATTTGAACCTTATATTACAACCCCAAATTTCTACAATAGTGATGAAAATGCATTATTAAATAATGCTTTTGAATTAAGAGACAGTTCATATTACATGGATGTTGATTATACTAGGGGTATAATAGAACCTGTTAATTTTGATCAATTAATAAGCGGAAGTGCAACTAGAGCAAAAGTACAAGATTCAAATTATGATTCTTTTAGGCATACTATACCAAGGTATTTTGGTTCAAAAAATACTTCTAATAAAATAAATGAACCTAGTAATAATGGTTTTAACAATCTTCTCTCATATGTTAATAACGGATATGCCTTTAATAATCAATCTAATGGAGACCCAGCAGTAGAAAGTTTAAAATCATATATAGCATACGGTTACATGGATGGAAGTTGGGCCCCTGAACGAATGAATGCTTCAGCATTTACTATTAAATATTTAATTGATCAGGATGGAAATATTTCCACCCCAAACATTTCAGATATTTCTTTACCTAACACTCAACAGAATTTCCATACAGGAGATAAATTTAGATATGCTTCTATTTTAGGACAATCTAGTTTAAATAATACACCAAGTGCATTTAGAAAAATAATTAGAGGAGGATATAGAATTGAACCAATTTTATATACTCAAAAAGGTGTTGCTCCTAATGTAACTTGGGAAGGGATACTATTTGAAAGTCTTCTCCCTACAAGTACTAATTCTATTGGAGATTACGCAGCCCAATTTTTATATGTTGGAAGTATAATAATATTATCTGCTCCTTTCCCTCAATCTACCACCATTAATTATAATTCAACTATTTATGGTAGTTCATTTTTAACAGGTGGTGGTTATCAAGTCCCCCAAGGTGCTGTAGATGATGCTGTTTCTTTAACTATAAAGGTAGATGTAACGATAGCAGGAAGGAGCGCTCTTGGAAATGTTTTAGGTGATCATTATTACATTACTTTGCGAATATTAAAAGGTACCCAGACTGTAATTGATTCCTCCACCACCATTAATGCAAGTGGCCAAAACGATAGCCAATTCCGTACCATTTCTTTAACAATTCCACCATCTGATTTAAATGCTGGAGATATATATACATTTAAAGTAACATGTGATGGATCAACTACTAATTACCCATGGTTTACTGAAGAAGTATATATCAAATGGAGCCAAATTACAGTATCTCAAACTCCACCATATGTGCCCCCAAGTGCATACACTGGATCAATATGGGGTTATTTAGACCCAATCAATTACCCATACATTATAACTTCATCAGTTTCTGAAATAGTTGAATCTTATGGAGTTAATATTAAACAATCTGATATATCTCAATCTGGGTTTAACCCAATAACATTACCATGGTCAATTGAATATGGAGATGAATTTAGGTTTGAGGGAAGAGAAGATTTTGTATATCAAGTAGGAAAAATATTTCCCTCTGGAGACAGTGGATCAGGTCGTATTTCTCAAACAGGTTCAATTGAAGTTCATTTTAATGCTAATCTTCCTGTTAGTGCTAGTTCATCAGCATTTAATTTAGACCATTTTTTAATAAGAAGATATGTAGAGGATTCTTCCCAAATAATATTTGAAGGATTTAGACCTGCAAATGGAGCATCCCCTAATTCATTTATTATTACCCCAGAATATGTAGTTCCGCAATTAAATGAAAATACTGATAAATATATTCAACTTCTTACTGAAAAAGGGTTGATTGGGTAAGTATTTATTAATATAATATATTTATAATAAAAAACATGGTCGGAATCTATAAAATATTATCCCCAACAGGTAAAATCTATATTGGGCAAAGTATTAATATAGAAAGAAGATTTAAAGAATATAAAGGATTACATTGTATAGCTCAAAGAAAGTTATATTTTTCTTTAAAAAAACACGGAGTTGAAAACCATATATTTGATATTTTAGAAGAATGTTCAATAGAGGTGTTATTAGAAAGAGAGACATACTATAAAGAGTTTTATAAAGTTTTAAAATCCCCCTCTTTATGTTGTAGAATAGATGGTAAAGGGGGAAAAAATAGTAAAAGTACTAATAAACTCATATCTGAAGGAAATAAGGGAATAAGTAGAAATAAAGGAAGAAAACAATCCTTGGAAGAACGAACCTTAAGAAGTAATATTAGGACAGGATATAAACCATCTCCTACCCATATTGAAAATATGGAAATGGGGATGCTTGGTAAAAACACAACTTCTATACTATGTATAAATGATGGTAAAATTTATCAAAGTATAAAAGAAGCAGCATCTTTTTACAATTTGAAAACATCAAGTATAGATAATATTCTCTCTGGGAGAGCTTTATCTACTAGAAAAGATAAATTAAAATTTAAATATATTAACTCTTAAAACTTAAAAAATTGGGCTATTTAAATAATCAAGTTGTCACAGTTGACGCTATATTAACAACAAAAGGAAGAGAACTTTTAGCTAGAAACGATGGTTCTTTTAGAATTACACAATTTTCTTTATCAGATGATGAAATAGACTACACTCTATATAATCCGAACCACCCATCAGGTTCAGCATTTTATGGCGAAGCTATTCAAAATATGCCATTGCTTGAGGCGTTTCCAATAGATACTCAAATTATGAAATATAAATTAGCCACTTTACCTCGTGGAACAGCCAAATTACCTGTACTTAGTTTAGGGTATTCTGCTGTTATTTTACAACAAGGAGCTACACTTTCAATTACGCCTCAAACATTAAATTATCTAGGTAATGCCCAAACATTTGAAACCAGTGGATATTCAGCTACAATTTCAGATGTTCGCTTAATGTCAATATTTAATGGTACCGGAATATCCCCCACAACAGCCACATCAGTTGATACTGTTGCTACTACATTAGGTACCAATGTATCTCAAACTATAATAGGTAGCCAATTTAATTTAAAAGCAACAACTGTTAACACATTATTTGGAAGCAATACACAACTTTCAGCTACATTAACATTTATAGGTTTAGATAGTGGTGCTCGTTTAACTATTCCTGTTATAATTAATCATAATTAATAATAAAAACTAATATATAATGTCATTTAAAAGATTTGATTCTGAAGATTTATTAGTAAGTAGTGATTCAATTACCTCTACTCTATGGTCAACTGGAGCCCCTATTTTAACTTCCTTTTTTACTTCATCTGTTCAAGAAATAAATTCCACAGGAGATTATTATTTAAGTATTTATACTACTTCTTCTTATAGTTCACCATGCCAGTTTAATATAGTGTATGCTGATCCTTTGGGAAGTGGAAGTACTTTATATAATTCAATAGTTCCTGAAAATTCTCCTACTAAAACAATGTATGGACAATACCGTTCATTAATTTTAGAAGATGAAAATGCTAATTTTATTTTTGGAAAAGGATCTAATATTCTAACAGGATCTAATTTTTGGGTAATTAATATTGAAAGAGCAAGATATAAACAATCATTATTCCCAGGGTCTTTAAATTTAACCCTTTCAGGATCAGGAGGTTCAGTTAATTTAACAGATGATTCACAAGATAGTTTAGTAAATACATTTATTGGTACATCTCGTGTTTACCAATTAATCTCAGGATCAAATGGTACTGCTGGAAGTTTAGCACACAGTGGATATGTACTTAATTCTGGTTCATATGGTTTAGTGTTTCCTGATTTAGGAACTATTATTTTAAACCCCGCTGCTATTTCTCAATCAATTCACGTTAGCCCTTCCCGATCGAATAATTCAAACGGCAATAATACCCAAAAATTATTTTATGCCATTTCAGGGGGAGCTTCATTCTCATTAAATTCAGAAGAAACTATTACATCTGATTATGTGTTTGTTAGAGTAAGAAACAGTGAATTTAATTATTCAGAAAATCCATCATTTATTTCAGGCTCTACTGGTGAAATAGTACATAGTGAATTTATAAATTCCCCTCAAGTTTATATTACAACTGTGGGGATGTATAATGATTCAAATGAGCTTTTAGCAGTTGCTAAAATGTCAAGACCATTATTAAAAGATTTTACAAAAGAAGCTCTAATTAGAGTAAAACTTGATTTTTAAGAATGAATGAGTATTCTCAAACCATTTTTAACTTCTGATGTTATTATCTCTCCTTTTGAGATAAATAAATTATTTACTTTTCAAGGTAATTCTGAATTAACTGCTTCAAATGTTGGGATTGAGAGATACATTGGACAAAATATAGTTTCATCATTTTGGGTATCTGGTTCAAATCCAACAGGACAAATTTATACTCAAGATAAAGTTTTAGTATATAATTCAATCAAAAAATTATATTACTCTAACTACTTAACCAATCCTTCAGGTTCCCCAGCAGGAACTGCTTCTTTTAATTTAGATGGAACAATTACAGGACCTGCTTACACTCCAAATTATTATAATTATCTTTCAACCACTTTACCTACTTACAGATATATCCCTACAGGATCTGGAGATATAATAGGTGTAATATCTATTCCTTCAAATTTATTTGGAGAGTATTTAAAACCTACTTCTGTAATTTTAACATCTGGAAGTATAACATTGCAAGATGATGGTTTAGGAAATATGTTATATGGTGTTTTAAAAGTAGGAGATGTAATATATGAACATGGGTTAATTATATTAACAAGCGATGGTATTCCTGGACAAGATGGATATGGTTATATTATTTATGGAGATGGATTATACGGGGTTGGAGATGAAGCATTTATAAATAATTTTATTAATGCTCCTAATTTAACTTGTTCATTTCAAAGTACAGTTACAATATACGAATCTCAATATAAATGTACTATTAGACAAAATGAATTTAATTTTTCCCAAAATCCAACTTTAATTTCTGGAAGTTCAAATAGTGGTGTAATATATGATTATGCAACAGGTTCTTATTTTAATCCATATGTTACAACAATAGGTTTACATAATAATAATCGTGAACTTATAGCTGTGGCTAAATTAGCCCAACCACTACCCCTTTCATCAGTTACTGACACAACAATATTAGTTAACTTAGATTTATAATATTTATATAAAATGGCAAATATACTCACTCAAGTAGGAATAGGAACAGGAAATATAGTTGAAGCACATCATGTTTCTCAATCAATTGATGCTTTTACCGGAACCGTAGCATATGATATTTCTCTTTCTGGCTCATTCAATTTAACTGGATCTTTAGTTGCATCTGGGTCTAATGGTGGTATTAATACTGCTGTTGCAGGTTTAATTGATTCTAATGTAAGTCAATCAATAAATTGGGATAATAGAATAGCATATAACAGTAATGAAGACATTTCAATAGATTGGGAACTTAATAGATTACATGATGATAATGGACAAATTACTGTTCAATGGAATACTAAAAACTTAATAGATTCATCTAATGTAAATTCAATAAATTGGGATAATAGAGAAGCTTATGATGACAATAACCAATTTTCAATAAATTGGAAAGATAGACAAGTTTTTTCCAATACTGCAGATTTATCAATAGATTGGCAAGTTAAAGAAACTTATGATTCTAGTGTAATTAAATCACTAAATTGGGGCAATAGAGTAACTCTTGATTCTAATTCAAGTGCATCTATAAATTGGGGCAATAGAGTAACTCTTGATTCTAATTCAAGTGCATCTATAAATTGGGGCAATAGAGTAACTCTTGATTCTAATTCAAGTGCATCTATAAATTGGCATACTAGAATAGGATTTGATACTAATGAAGTAAATTCAATTGATTGGGGTGGAAGAGTAGCATATGATTCTAATTCAAGTCAATCAATAAGTTGGGAAGATAGATTTTTCCATGATGAAGATAATATTGCATCAATAGATTGGAATAATCGAAATTTAGTTAATTCTGATGCAACCGGTTACTTTAATTGGGAAGATCAATTAGCCTATAGTAAACTTGATGGGCAGCACTCAATAAATTGGGAAAATAGAGTTTTAATTGATGATACTAATGCTGCTTCAATATATTGGAATAATAGACAATTAAACGATAGTAGTGCTAATACTGTACTAGACTGGGAAAATAAAATAATTAGTGAAGAATTTACAGTAAATGCAGACTTTTCAGTATCTGCTTCACTTATTACAAGCGGTTCACGAGTTAGAAATTTTAGAACAATAACAATCACAGGTTATTCGACTAACCCAACAGAAGCTATACTACCAACAGATGATATTATTTTAGTAATAGACAATACAACCGGATCGCCATCGGCTGTTGGGGATGGAAACTTGAGTATTACATCTTTTTTATCGACGAGTCCTGCAGGTCGTTGTGTTGAAATAGTTAAAGTTAAAGATGGAACAGGAGATGGATTAGTTTTACAAATCACCACTGGTATGGGTGGTGGAAGTTTGATGATAAATAATACCTCATATGGATCAGCAAATTACACTGCATGTAGTGCACTTGGTTCTAGTATAACACTTATGTCAATGGGTGCTTCTGCGACAGGATCTATGTGGGGTACTGGAGTGTAATATGTTAAATGATAATTTAGTTTATATAAAAAAATCTCCAATCCATGGTTGGGGATTATTTTCCCGAAGAACTTTTAATACTCACGATATAATAACACAATCACCTGGAATAGTAATAGGAATAGGTAGCTATTACCCTCCGGAAATGTGTCCATATACATTCCCCTTTCCTAGTGGAGGAGTAATTTTTTGTCTAGGTCACCCTAGTTTAATTAACAGTAGTAGCGATCCTAATAGTGTTTTTGATATAGATGAAGTAAATAAAATTGTCACAATAAAAGCTGTACGTGATATAGATGTTGATGAAGAAATTACTTTAAGGTATATGGGGTAGTTTTTTAAAAAAGTTAATTTAGATTTATAAATTTTTTATGGAAAAATGGTTATACAATGACAAATGGATAGAATCTATCGAAGATTTCCCTCAAGATACTTATGGCTTTATTTACATAACAATACATGAACCTTCAGGTAAAACATATTTAGGTAAAAAATCTTTATATCACAATATAAAGAAAAAATTAACTAAAAAAGAATTAGCTGAACAAACAGGCAGAGGACGTAAATCAACTACCCAAACTATTCAAAAAGAATCTGATTGGAAAACCTACTATGGCTCAGCTAAACCTATACTTGAGTTAATAAAACAAGGAAAACAAAAAGATTTTACTCGCAAAATATTATATTTAGTATCAAATAAAAAACTCTTAACATATTATGAATGCAAATATTTATTCCAATTAGGTGTTTTAGAAAACTCAGAGGAATGGCTTAATACCAATATTTTAGGCAAATTTTTTGCAAAAGACTTTGTTACCCAAGAATAAAGTTGTATCTTTTATTTATGGTAAATGAATTACTAGTTAATTTGGTAAATTCTGTTTTAGGAACAGGAAAACGTACCGCTAGAGGAAATCAAGCATACACATGCCCTTTTTGTCATCACCATAAACCAAAACTTGAAGTTAATTTTACAGAAAATAGTCAAGGAAATAACCCTTGGGCTTGTTGGGCATGTGGTAAAAAAGGAAAAACAATTAAAAGTTTATTTAAACAAATTCAAGTTAATGCATCATACTTTCAAGAACTTGGAAAACTAGTAAAAACCACCACTACAGATGATATAAAGGAAAACCCCCAATCTATATTAGAACTTCCAAAAGAATTTAAAACTTTTATCAATAATAAAGATCTTACTGCAAGACATGCTTTAGCATATCTTAAAAAAAGAGACATATCTAAACAAGATATTTTAAAATATAATATTGGATACTGCAACTCAGGCCCATACAATAATATGGTTGTTATACCTTCATATGATAACAATGGTAAATTAAATTATTTCACCGCTAGATCATTCGAAAAAGATGCTTTCATCAAATACCGCAACCCTGAAACGTCTCGCGATATAATACCGTTTGAATTGTTTATTAATTGGGATTTACCAATTATATTATGTGAAGGCCCATTTGATGCAATAGCAATAAAAAGAAATGCTATTCCATTGTTTGGAAAAAATATTCAATCTAATTTAATGAAAAAAATAGTTACCTCTAAGGTACAAAAAATATACATTGCTCTAGATACAGATGCTTTAAAACAAGCCCTTGGCTTTTGTGAACATCTTTTAGACATTGGAAAAGAAGTTTATCTTGTAGAAATGCAAGGAAAAGATCCGAGTGAAATGGGATTTGAAAAATTTACTAAACTAGTACAAACAGTTTCTCCTTTAACTCAATACAATTTAATGGAGAAAAAACTTTTAACCATATGAAAAAAAGGAATATTAAAAAATCCTATGATCGAATTTTAGAAATCTCAGATGATGCACAACAGATAACATTACCTGATTCCCGTTATTATAGAAGAAATGGGAAATATTACCCATCTGTAACATATGTTTTAGGATATTATCCAAAAGGTAAACATTTTGAAAATTGGCTTAAACAAGTTGGATTCGCCTCAGACCATATTGTTAAAAAAGCCG